AGATCTCCTGGATATCGCTTGAGGTAGGACTCGTTATAAGCGTAGGCGAAGTCGTGCATTTCCGCGTCCTTGATGTACCAAGGATTCTCCTCCACCCACGCCGTCACTTCCGGAGCCACCTCACTCTTCGTCGGAACGTCCGCCCTCGCGGTCTTCTGCTGGTCGATGGCCTTGTCTATGGCCTTAACCTCTGCCACATCGCCACTCTTGATGGCTTGTTCCTTCTGGTATTCAAGTTCCGTTATTTTGGCGGTGACCGCGTGCTCCACGCTCTTGGTGAAGTGACGAGCCATCGCATCAACGGTCTTCTTGACTTCCCGGAGTTCCCGGGACTGGCTACGGATCTTCTCGAACAACGGCTCCCGGGCGACGAACGCTTCCGCGCTCACCCACTGTCCGGGGTCGCCAGCATATTCATCCTTGGGTTTCCACCCACGCGACCGGGCCGCGACTTCCGTCGGGTCGGCGGTGGGAGGGGTCTCTTCCTTGGTGGTAGGTTCCTCCACCACCACGTCATCTTTTTTTTCTACTGCCGCTGCTGCAGCGGCGATTTCTTCAGGTGTCATTAGACTGCCTCCTCTTTTAATTCGTACTTACCTTCCACCACGGCTATCACGTCCTCATCGTTGAGCAGCCGGTAGTGTTCCTTCGTCTCGGGGTCCTCGATGATGAACCCACCATACTTGGCATACGACACCCGGTCGCCCACCTTGGCCCACGGCTTCCCGTCGTCGAACGCCTTCCACGCGGTGGGGCCTACAGCCAGTATGGCCCCAAACGTCATCGCGTACTGCTCCCGATCCCGCGATTGCGCCGGAATGAATAATCCACTACCGCCACGGGTCCTCTCCTCCACCTTGTCCGGTCTCACCAATACCCTGTGTCCACACGGCACTATCGACATTCATCTCTCCGATCCCGCCCCTATGGGCGATTTATTTTTCGACGTCAGAGGGCTTCATTCCCAGCATTAAATCGAGTCCGTAGATCTGTCCCTGCATCTTGGATGTCCACAGGGCCGTTTGCTCCACCGAGGTCAGATTCAAGGTTACGCCCACTGCCATCTGCTCCTTCCACTCCTCCCGGAGGGACCGTAGGCCCTGCAGCACCTTGCGCGTCGTCGGGTTTCGGAGCCACTCCTCCATCTCCTCCGGAGTCATTTCCACCACTATTTCCTGCTGCGGCTGCTTTGGCACGGGTATTCGCCTCCATGGCGGCTATCGCCAGTTTGACTGAATTGGACAACTGCTCCACTTCATGCTTGTACTGTTCGAACTGAAACCCCGCTTCCACGGCTTCGGCATCGGCCACGGCCTTTATCGCCAATGCTTTCTTGAGTTCTATCTCGGCTTCCGCCTTCATGCGTTCGAGGTCGATACGGGATTCTTCCAGTTCATAGGAATGCTTGGCCTTGATCGTCTCCAATTCGATCTTCATCATGTCCGGGTTCGGAGGCGGCGGGGCCGACAACAGTTTCTTTATCTCCTCCGGGGGCAGCAACTTGTCTATGTCCGGTACCCCGAGGGCCTCATATCGCCGCTTGAGAATCTCCATCTTACCCGCCATGGATGGGTTGACTGGCAGCGTTTCCCACATGGCGGTCGACCGAGCCATTCTCTGTGCCTCGGAAGAAATAGTGGGGTCCGCCACGGGTATCACGTTGAGATCGTCACCATCATAGTCGGCCCGGAATACCGCTTGAGGGGTGTCCAGAACCCGGTAATATTCCTCTTCCTTGAGGTACAGTCGGTTCAGGCGGTACAGTTTCTTATACTCGGCCCGTAAGGACCGGAACACGCGTTTGTAGATGGCCGTGAACACCTTCAGACCCTGTTCGATGGTGGCAAGGACCGTCGTGGCGGGCACGTTCTGCCCCGGAGCCTCGCCGGTCATGGTCTCGGACACCGACGCAAGCCGGTTAGCGGCTTCCGTCATGGCTCCGAGCAGCCGGAACAGTACCCCCGAGGGTTCCTTGGCCGGGAGGGGCACCACGTTGTCCTTGAGCATGCCGCCGGTGGTGTCTACCATCTTCCACTCGCCCGGCAGGAACTTCATGACGCCACCTTGCCACTTCACGCCACGCCCGATGAATCCCCCACCGAGGTTGTGCAGCGTTCCGGAGTCCAACATCTGGTTCAAGATGGTATTGATGGTCTCGTTAAGGGGTGATAGGAGTTGCGCGAACCCCAAATCGTGGTACTGACCGTTAGGGGCCGGTATGAACGGAAATTTCGTGAAGTGCTGGACCGGTTCGATGCGGTATACGGAGGTTCTCGCCTCGTCGGATTCGATGCCGGACACGTCGTATCGGGCCACGATGCGGGCCACCAATGCGGAATCCCGGTGCACCGTGATCACGTAGGGTTCCTCGTAACCATCCCCGTCCAGATCGGCATACCCGTGCTGCTCGAGAAATAGTTCCTGTGGCTTCTCTTCCTCGTCACCCTTGTATTGGTCACTTATCCCGGCAACGAACAGTCCGGCACGCTCCCTCTCGATGACCTCGTTCTTGTATAACCATATTTGGTCGGTAACCCGGCGGGCCGTCTCAAGGTTCCGAGCACCATTGTTGACCACCACCTGCAGCGCGGACCGGCTCTCGGACACGTTCCGCTTCATAAGCGGGTCCCAATACGTCTTTCGGTAGCACACGCCCATGACCGGCAGGGAGTGGAGCAACTTGTCAGTATCCTCATCCCATTCCGACATCTGCTCCGTAAGTTGCCATGACATGTGCTGAGATATTCGCTTGGCCCGTTTCTCCTTGGAACCGTCCAAGTCCTCGCCCACCACGGACGCCTTCACCACGTCGGAACCCTTCACGATCTCCGGATAGGCACGGGCGGCGAACTGAATGGCGGCGGTCGCTATTAGCGGGTGTTTCACGTTTGCGCAATCGGGCCATGGGGTGGTCTTAGTAGTCGGCGTCTGCATGGCGATGCCGAGACCCTTCATCGTGAGGTCCATCCATTCCGTACGGGATGCCTCGTCTAAATCGAAGCCGGTCACCACTAACGGCCCGAGGGTACCCAAAACCGTATCAGGCAGGTCCTTGGCTATATTCTTGACACGAACGTTATCCGACAGCCACTCGATCGAATGCTGGATGTCTGGCATCAGCACTTCCCCTGTTGGGTAACTTCGTGCAGCGTCTCTACGATAGTGCTGTACATCTCCGTCATTGATTCACCCCGGCGTCGCATCTGCATGATGAAGTGTCCGTCACGTATGTACCGAGGCATGAACGGTTTTTCCACCACCCACCCCTGTTTCACCATGTCGCGCTCGACTTCCGAGAATAAGCAGGTAGCCACTCAATACCCCCCGACCGCGCTCTTACCGGTCTCGGTGAACATACGGGACATCATGTCGTACTCGTCCTCGTCGATATCACGCTCGTTATGGCCGAACAGAAGGGTAGCAGGGTACTGCAGGGCGTCCTGAATATGTGAATATTCGTTTTTGATGGGTTCCGTCTTGAACTCACCGGAATTACCTATCTCCGGGAACGCATACCCACCCTCGAAACCCTCCACCAGAACCTCACACGCCGGGTCGATGAGCACGGCGGGCTGTCCGTTGATCATACGCTGCAACCGGTTAGCCACTGATTCCCGCCGGGTCTTGAACGTCTGGATACCGTCCTCCATGCGTATATAGTGACCCATTTCCTGTGACTTCTTGGCGATGTACAGATGGGGTGACTGCTTGGTAGCGTCACGGGTCCGGCTGGCCGGGTCCCCGATGTCCCGGAACTTGCAACCGTACGGCAACTTCTGGTTACAGTAATGGACCACCACCTCGGTGGCGTCCATAATCCCTTCATCTTTGAAACAGAATTCCTTAAATGCGCGCCACTGGCCCCATGTGGAGAAATACGTCAGTATCACCGCAGGTGACAGACCCGTGTTATCCCAGCCACGGATTATGAGAGTAGGCTCCACCGGATCCAGTGGCACCTTGGAAACGTGCACGTCGCGGCTGAATTCTAGTGACGTGTACACCTGCTTTCCTTCCACCGTGACGCCCCAATCACCTCGGACGAGAGTCCTCAGGAGGTCGGGCCGGTCCTTGTAGTCTTTTTCGAGGTTCTCGTAGTAGTTCTTGGGGAGGTTGTGCTTGTTCTCGGCCTGCGTCTGCCGGTATATATTGTAACCGTCGATCCGGGCCGATACGAAGTCCCGGTACAGCCAGTGTTTGGTAGAAGGATAGTTGGTAGACATGGAAATCTGTGGGGGTGTAATAAATGGGTCCGTACCAGCATATTCCTTCCTGCTCGGGTACCGCCCCATGCACGCCAATAATCCTTTTAATACGTCATGGTGAACTTCCCGGGCCTCATCCACGTGCGCCCCCGTGAGTTCGAGGGAAAGTAGATCTCGTACGTCCTTCGGCTCATCAAGGGCCTTGAACATGATCTCAATTTCGCGGTCGTCCAACCGGATCAGGTATCGCTTGGCGGTGGCGTTGAAATCACCGAATACCTGTTCCGGCCACCAGTCCAGATATGTCTTAATTGTGGTATCACGAAGTTCGGGGTAGGTGTTGCGTACGACGGCGAAACGAGACTTCCGAATACCGTGTTTGTCGGGGCGCACCCTCCGGGACCGGCACTCGATAATGTCGAACGCCGAGGCACTCGTTTTCCCCGTTCCTCTTGGGCCTATGAGTAATTTAACTCGACTGGCGTGGTCATGGTGAAATTTCTGAGTAACAGGTCCGGCGGTATAAATAAGGTCGAAGGTATCGACGTTATTCGCCATCGCCGCCCACATCTACATTACTCTTAACCCTAACCGTCTTAATGGTACCGGTGACGTTCACCTGATCCGTGAATAGTTTGAGGTTCTTGCCGAGTAATCCCAGCGCGGCTACCTTATCCCAAAATTTCACCTTATTAGTCTTACACAGTTTCTTCCCCACCAAGGTCTCCAGCGTCTCGACGCCCGATATGGCCCGGCGTACTTCCTCCGGTATCTCGTGGATGGGCTTGAGGGTACCGTCCTTGCGGAAGGCCAGGGAGATGTCCGATCGGGCGATGAGGAGGAGTTCCTGCAGGATCTTGTCGGCGGAAATCTGGGTGCGTTCCCGCTGTTCCATCAACTTCTCGTCGATGATTTTTAGAACTATGGGGTCAGCAAGTAAACGGGCCGATTTTTCCCGGGCCGTCTTACTGTTGGCCCTCGGGTGAAATGCCTGATATGCCTTGGACCCGACGCGTCCGTTGGCTAAGTATTCCTGTACGAAGAGGTGTCTTGAATCCAATCCGGGTGGACGCATGGGCACCCTCCTTACAAGCAGGATACCACTCGTCCACCCCGGCTGTCAAGTATGGATGTACGGAACTACTTACGGTACCGTGCCTTGGCACGCTCAAATGCCGCAGCGACGGTTTCTCCCGGACGCTGAATGAAACTACCGACACCGGGGTCCTCCTGTTGGAATAGTGGGTATCCCATCTGGTCTCCAGCGTAACGAACAGGGTTCGACGGATCAAGCGCGGCGGCTTGGGCGTGCAGGTCAGGTAGTTTTGGGGCCACAGGTAGGGCCGGTTTGGGTGCCGGGCCGGGCAAGTCCGCGAAAGGATGGAACCGAGACTTGCCGATGGATTCCTTCATTTCGGGAGTAATCTTAAGAGAATGAACGGTATATGTTAAAGATTTCTTCTTACCTGTAACCACACTAACTGACATACCGGCCTGCGCCATGCCCGCAGAATCAAGCCCAAATTGTTCTTTTACATACTGTAAGGCTTCTTCCCGCGTATTAAATTCTCGCATAGATGTGGGATTATTAGGTTGTTCATTAAATTTAAATCGGTACCTTACCTTATCGGTTAGTGGTACGTCCTCTACCTTTACCCCGTACCGCTTACCCATCTTATTGAAGCGGTTGACCATCGACTCGTCGTACAACTTGGTGGCCCACTCACCACCCACCTTGAGGTCGAGACCGGATATGGTATGTTCACCATTTTTATCTGCCCGGGTAGCAAGTAATTTTTCTGCCGGACCTTTTCCAATAATTCCGGGTATATCTTCGGGGCCGGTAAATTTTTCTCGGAATATTT